GTCAGGACGAGGGTGGGTGATCCGCTCGACGCCGTCCCCGACTCCAAGGCGCTCATCGACGACACGTTACCCTTCTAGAATCGCCTACGGAGGCCGCCTGATGCCCTTGGGCATAGAAAAGGCCCGGAGGTAACTCCGGGCCGAGAAAGGCGTCAGTGAGGCTCTAATGGCCTAGGAAGGCGAACCCAGTGTGTTGGCTGGTTTGATAAATCAAAATTTTTGGATGATCCAAAGACCCCGCGAAAATGGAAATAACCGTCGGATGTGTTTGATGACGATGTTGACATAAAGGACATCGTCGCCACCCATTCACTGTTTGTCGCCAAAATGATCGTGCCGTCCTTCGGCGCGGTTTCAATAGGCTGCCAACGTGCTAACAAACACGGATGTTTTTTATGTTCCGACGGGTTCTTGGCAAGTTCAAGGTTGAACACGAGCAAAGCGTTTTTTACATCCATCAATGATTGGACGCCAAAATTCGGAACGCGCAAAAGCTCATAATCTGTTTTCGCGCATATATCGCCCAGCGTTTTTATACCTTCTCTCCAGAGGCATTGGTGAATGCGTTCGCGAAGCTGCTCGCGGCAATAGGGCAGAAGGTCTCTACTAGATCTTTTAAGTTTGTTTTTCATAGACTTTCTCCGTTTTGTTAGAGGTAAGCTTTAAGCTTCTCGGCCAGCCACGACTCGTCGATCTTGCCCTCGGCCAGGGCCTGCAACAGGAGATCGGTGGATCTGGGCAAGGGGCGCACCCCCATGATCCAATTGAAGACCGACCTGGTCGTGCAGCCCGTGATGAAGGCGAGATCCTTGTGGCGGATGTTGTGGTCGTCGAGGAAGGCCTGAAGGTTTCTCATTGGTCGCCCCAGTGGTCAGGGTTGTCGTATGGGTCGGGCGCCTTCTCCTCCGGCCAGAGCCAGAGGATTAGCAAGGTCATCGGGATCCCGAAGATCAGGGCGTCTATGAGCATTTGAGGGCCTCTCGAGCCTGTTGGCGGGTGGTGTGGTAGGTGAGGATCCCAGAGGGCGTCAACGCCCTCCAGTCCCCGGCTGGGCGCTTCTGCACCCAGCCTGCCAGCGTGGCGTCGTCCCGCAGGACCGCGTAGACGGGGTTCATGAGAACACCTTCGCGCGGACCTTGGCGGTCATGTTCTGGCGGGTCGAGCCGACCTTGCAGGCCTCGACCTGCTCCTTTGTGATGTAACCGAGCTCAAGAGCGCGCTCGAGCTTGAAGGAGCTCGTGGACGTCAGGCTGAAGTGCAGGGCGAAGTGGTCGCCATCCACGACCGCCTTGAGGTCGTCGCCAGCAGCCGCCATGCAAGCGGTGAGGGCTTCCTCTTTCAGGGCCTCATACTGTTTCTTGAGCGCCTTGAACTCGGCCTCGATCTGGGCGTAACGGTCGGCGAGGGGGGCTTCGTTGCTGAGGAACATGTTGGACTCCGTTGGGCTGGTTGGTTGCTACAGGGTCAGAATACAGGGTTTAGGGGATGATGCAAGAACTATTTTCTGCTTTCTTTTTTGCTCTGTAGGCTTTTGCGTAAGCCCTGTCGCGGGCCAGTTTCTTTTCATATTTCGCTCGGCGCTTGGCCATGTATGCGGCGCCTGCGGGCGTCTGGAGCCACTTCTCATGCTCAATGAGCTCTTGTTCTCGCTCTTTCTTCCGTTTGGCGTATGAAATGAGCGACACGCCAGCCTCTTCGCAAAGCTCAATCTCCCAAGCTGTAAGTATGATTACGTTCTTGCCGATACGGGGCGCCTCAGTCATGGCTCAGGCCTCCTGCTCGGAGACCTGAGGCGCGTAGACCTCCTCAATCTTGACCACCACCCAGTTTTCGCCCGTAGCGGCGGTGCGGCGGTCTGCCTGCTGCTTAGCCTGGCTGAGCCAGCAATAGGTGTCGGCGATGGCGATCTGCTGGGCGAAAGACAGGTCAGAGTCGTTGTTGATGAGGTAATACATGATTCAGGCTCCTTCGATGATGTTGAAGACGATCTGGTCGCGCTCGTCCTGCGAGACGCTGAACACGTCGCCGTTGGTCAGTTTGAGGAAGAGGTCGATCTGTTCCTCGCTGGGCTCCGGGGAGCCAATCCAGCGGGCGTAGTCGTAAGCGTCGCGGGCGTCTTGGCGCTTCATGGCGATGTAGTCGTGGATCTCGATGAACATGCTGGGCTCCGTTGTGCTTGGTTGACGAAGATACTTAGATCATGATTCGCAGGCAGGGACAAGAACTATTTTCTTGCCCCTGTGGATAACTTTCAACGCAGGGCATCGACACGGTCGAGGATTGCAGCCTTCACCTGATCGGCGTTGTCGAAATCCATCGCCCCGAGTTCGGTCCCGAACAGGTCGCGCACAGCAGCCTGCTTGTCAGCGTCCGTGATGCACATCACACGGTGGCGGGCATCCACGATCCCCGTGGAGCCGTTGGCCTTCACATAGTCCACTACGCGCCCCTGCGAGGTCTTGGTGACCTTGGCGAAGTAGTAGGAGGTGCTGCGCTCGGTCTTGAACTTGGCTGTGGTGTAGGAGCTTGTTAGCTCAATGACGACCACGTCATTGCGCTTGGCAGGGGGATAGGAGAGGGCGGACTTGGCTGCGATGGTGTTCATGGTTGTGCTCCTGTTAGACTGGTTGATGGTGGTGGGGGCCGAAGCCCCCGATCAGTAATGGTGGCGCGATCCGACGTTGTTGAAGTCTTCAACGTAATCGTAGGCGTCCGCAACATCCTCGGAGCCGATCCGGTCGATGCGCACCCCGAGGACAATCTCGCCCTCCTTCACTGCGCGGCCTGTTAGCTCGGCAGCCTTGGAGAGCCAAAAGGATCCATCGTCGAACTGGACGACCCGGTCTACGATGGTGTTGGCTGCGTCGGCGAAGATGGTGAGGGAGAGGTACATGCTGGGCTCCTGCTGGCTGGGCTGGTCTGTTTCGATGACCCTTTGTCTCATATCCCCTGATTCGATGCAAGAACTATTTTCTCCTTTTCTGATCTTTTTTGAAATTATTTTCGTCCGTGCTATGTTCCCAGTCGAAACAAGGAGCCAGACATGCCAACCTCGTCTAGCTATACGCCTGAAATTGCTGCAAAAATCTGCGAGCGCATGATCGAGGGCGAAGACATCGTAACTATCTGCAAAGACCCAGAAATGCCCAGCCGGAGGACCGTCTATCGGTGGATGGATGAGCACCCGGAGTTCGACACACAGTGCGCACGCGCACGCGAGGGATTGGCTGATTTCGAAGCCCACAAGATCGCCGAAATTGCGACCAAATGCACCCCCGGATCAGCTCCGGCTGATCGGGTAAAGCTTTCGGCCCTGCAATGGCTGGCGTCGAAGCGAGCCCCGAAGAAGTGGGGCGACCGGGTCGAGATCGATGCGAAGGTCGAAACGACCGTCGCCACCAGCGACGCCCTGCTGGCCTTCCTGGGCGCCTTGGAGACCAAGAAGGGTGGATGACCTTCAGGCGGCCTACACCAAACTGACGCCGGTCGAGCGAGCCATCGCCGACTGGCAGATGTCGTGGATGGTCAAGCGGCTCCCGCATCAGGTCCCCCCGAAGGCCGCTGACTGGACCATCTGGCTGCTGCTGGCGGGCCGTGGAGCCGGTAAGACCCGCACGGCGGCCGAAGTGCTGGGGCAGTGGGCAACCCTGCGGCCGGGCACCCGGTGGCTCGTCTCTGCGCCCACCTACGGCGATCTGACGGGCGTTTGCTTCGAGGGCGAGTCGGGCCTGATCAGCGTTATCCCGCCCAGCCTGATCGAGACCTACAATCGCAGCGAGGTCGAGATCAAGATGATCAATGGGAGCACGATCAAGGGCATCACAGCCGAGAAGCCCGAGCGCTTCCGTGGGCCGCAGTTTCATGGCGGGTGGCTGGACGAGCTCGCTGCGTGGCAGCGGGCCGACGAAGCATTTGATTTGCTCATGTTCGGGATGCGCCTCGGGGATCGGCCCAGGCTGATCTGCACCACCACCCCGAAGCCTAATGCGATCATCAGGAACCTGCTGGCCCGAGAGGGCAAGGACGTGATCGTCACTAGGGCGAGCACCTATGAGAATCTCGCAAACCTGGCGCCGACCTTCCGCGATCAGATCCTGCGATACGAGGGCACGACCATCGGTCGCCAAGAGATCCACGCCGAGGTGATCAGCCCCGAGGAGATGGGCGTCATCCGTCGGTCGTGGCTGAAGCTGTGGCCCCACGATCGGCAGCTCCCCGAGCTCGAG